CACTTGTTTGCAAGGTTCAGAATGAATGCGCAGACGGCTGAAATGATGACTATATATGTAAGTATCCCCATCATGATAATGTCTCGCACTCCGTTGCGATGCTTATTTCTCCCTCAAACCTCCAACCGCAGTAAGGCTGCATGAGGAACTGGTTGTCTATCTCGTCAAGTGTAAATCCCTTGAACACGTTCTCTGCCTTCTCATAGATGCGGTTAAGTCTGAAGTGTCCGTGTCGCATCCATATATGGTCATTCATGCATTGCAGTATTTCCTGCTTCAGAGCCTCTGTGTTGCGTTCTTCGTAAGCGGATGGTAGGTTGCGAAGGTCACACCACACAATCAGCGAGAAGGGCGCATGGATGTGTGTGCGGTCTCCTACATCGTGACTTAACTCTTGCGGTTCATCAAGCACGAAGAAGGAATAATTACCAAGATTGGTTGCATCTGGTGTTATGTCCTCATACTCGTTTCCACCGACAAAGACATTCGGGGTGTAGTATTTGCGACCATTCACAACCTTGACAAGCCGTTCTGCCTTTCCGAAGATGTGGTCAAGCCATAGCAGATGCTCTCCCATGCCTAACTGCATCCCTGCGAATGCCTTGTCAAAGAGCTTTGGATTCTGTTTGATTGGTATTCTTTCCATAATTGCCTTTATTTGTCGTTTTAAAGGGTATTCCTTGCGATTTCAAGGAGGTCGGGGTAAATGTATTCATGGCTGACAAAAGCCTTGTTTTCGGGCGTTAAGCCGAATATCTCCCAACCATAGTAAAAAGTAAGCAAGCCTTCCTTCCAGTCGTTGGATTCTATGATGAAGCCGTCATCAATGAACTTGATGAAGAATCCTCGATAAAAGTCTCCTTCATCCCTCAAGGTCACCCTGTCATATGGCTGGTTCTTTATCTGCTTTATCTTGATAGTTGCGGGAGAGTAGGGCATATAACTTGCAATGGAACGACCAAGCGAATCAATGCCCTTGTCGTAGAGTTGTTCCTGTGAGTTTATATCCACGATTTCAGCCTCATACCTCTGGACTATCTCCTTGATATAAGTGCCGTCAGTAAGGCTCTTGTTGAAGTTCTCAACCTTCGCAAGCAATATGTCTATCGGATTAGCCATTACACCGTTCTGTATCTAACTCCATGATTGTTGCAAGTGAGGCATATGCGGTCAATGCCCTTCGTGTCAATTTCTATTGCCTGGTATGCCTTTTCAAGCTCCACACCCAAGCCAGTCTTGCGACCTTGTGGGTTGCCGTCAAGTTCGTAGAGGATATCCATACGGTTGACATTGCTCTGGTTGCGGTTTACCCTCACATCGGGATTCATTGCCATCGTGCGCAGTACATTGTAGGCTATCTGCTTCGCAAGCACGTTCGCAAAGTCAAGCCTCTGCGTATAGATGAAGTGAGAGAGGTCGCATCCTACGGATATCTCAAAGTTGATGCCGTAGTTCTGCGTGTTGGTGTAGTGCATATCCTGTACATCCCACATCTCTGGGAACTGCGCAAAGGTGGTCGGTGCTTCAACCGTGAAGGGAGAAATCTGCAAGTATTTCGTTATTTCTCGCCATGCCTCTATGTTCCCTATGTTGCACGTTCCGCATGGCTCTCTGCTCCAGTCCTTGGACACGTTTATTGCCTCCATGCCCTGCGGAAGGTCATCCTGGTTATATACAAGATACCAGCTTCCTCCGTCATCATGGTTGCTTCCAAGATAAGGGATATATAGGTCTTCAGGATAGAACCATTGGAAGCCTCCCTTCTGGTTGGTGTAGTTGCATTCAAAGGTATATATTGGGTCTACCTCGGAAGAGTGGAAGACATACGTCGTGACGATGCCTGTGCCTCCACGCATCTGCAAGCCGACACGTTCTATCTTGGTAGTGACACCAAGCGAACGGACAGGCACAATCTCCATGCCGGCAATGCGGTGGTTGTTGGCGAGTGTTGCAGTCAGTCTCCCTGCTCCGTCAAACATTGCCCTCTTCTCAAGGATATTCTTGCTTTCCCCTGCTATTGACTTGTCAGCAGAGAATTTCTGCACCATCTGCTGGATTCCCTTCTCCGTCACGACATCAAGATATTCACGGATGTAGTCATACATTTTCCAATAGGTGGAAGAATAAGAAGGCTTCTCGCCTGAAGGAGCATCCTGCACACATAACCACACCTTGCCGTCATAACGGACAATATTGCCCGATTCGTAGGCTTCTGCCTCCACATACTCGTCAAAGGTCATGAAGAAGTTTTCGGGCATGGTTGAACGAATGTTGTCAATAGTGACAAGCGGATGCACATCGTTGACCAAGACACCGCTCTCGCCATCTCTGCCCCATTCTCCCTGCCAGCCGTATGGCTTTTCCCATCCGACCAATCCCTTGAGCTCGTTCTTTAGGTTGTCTATCTGTAACATATATTTTTAGAAAAAATTAAAGGGAAAGGGAATCATTCCCCTTCCCTCAAGTGAAACCTAATTGTGAATTAACCGAAATCGTTATTAAAATCGTCATTCACATCCCTGTCATCAGGGAGTCTGAAAGTCGGCTGCGTTAACCACATAGACAGGGTTAGCGAGCGGATTGTTAGCACCAGGACTTGCGATGCCAGCCTTGATGATTGGATTGGCAACAGTAGAAGGAGCAGAGTTGTAAGCTACCACGAAGGCAACATCAACAGAGAAGCCGAAGTATTCCTTAACTGCGCAAGTGAGGTCTGCGGTTGCATCCCCTGCGATTGCGCTCTGGTCTCCAACTGCGGTGTAGTAGTGAGAACCTACAGGAAGGTCAATGTAAGGCAGACGGACAACATCCCATTCGTGGAAGTTGGCACGAGTTCTGCGGAGAGCCTCACGGTCTACTCTTGTAAGCACACCCACGTTGCCGTCTTCAACTGCATAGAATGAAGCATAATCGCCAGTTGCATTTGACAATTGAGTAGTGAAGTGGAGCACCTTGCCGTCATACTCAAGCTGCTTGTTCACATCGTTGTAAAGTCCGTGTTCAGCGAGCTTGCGAAGGAGAGAATCTGCGCCAGCATTACCCACGATGTGGATTTGACCAGGATATGCGTTGGCACGCATCATCGGGTTGATGTCTCCCATGATGTCCTGTGCAAGTTGAGTAGGAACTTTTACCACGTTGCTTGTAACGGTGTAGTTCAGAGAATCAGCGAAGACTTGTGTCTTTCCTGCCTCAAGTGCTGCAATTGCAGCGGTGTCAAGTGCAGTTGCCATTGCACGGCTTATCTTCTCCATCTTGCGTGCAAAGTCATGGTCGTAGCTGATTTCGTTGTTCATGTAGGCAGCAGGAACCATTGTGAAGCCTACGGAGTAGGTTGTCCAGCTTACGGTGTAGAGTGCAGAAGTGTTCTCTGCATCTGCAATTGTGCATGAACGAGTGTTTGCTACGGTTACCGTTCCGTCATAGTTGATGACTGGCACTTGTACGGTGTTTCCGATAGAGGCGAATGCCCTGTCTCGGAGTTCAGGAGAGATGATAGAGTTGGCTGCATTTGTCTGCGATGCGAAAAAGTCAAGCGCACCATATTCCAGAGGGCGAGCCATATTCTTATCCAGTGCAGGATTCTCAATTCTCCAGTTTTGAAGTTTGGTTGCTAATAAGCTCATAATTAAAAATGGGTTTTAAGTTGGTTGATAGAATTGTTAAGAATAATAAGCCTTACCCTCTGACTTTTCGGTGTGTCATTGCATCGGTAATGATGCGACATTATTTTGTTTCCATGCTTCCGTCATGGCGGTCTCAAATTGTTGAGAACCCTTCGTCATACCTTGAGAAAGTAACTGATTCGTGATGATGTCGTAAGCCTCCGTGCGAGTCCTTGCGCCCGATATGTCAACGGCTGGAGAGCCTCCGTCTGCTTGTTGCCTCGGTGGTTGCGTTCCTGTGCCGTCTTGCCTCAACCCTTCATCAAGCACTCCCATCTGCTTCAATTCCTTCTGCAAGAGATCGCTTGCGGTGTATGGGTTAAGCTGGTTCTCTGGATTACGCATGATTGCTCCGTTACCATCCTTGAAGGCGAGTACCTTGCCACCATTGCCGTTGTCTATGAATTCGGGGTTCATGCCCTTTATCTTCGCAACTGCGTTCTGCATGATGACATCAGTAACTGAAGCAGGGAAGCCAGCCTTGAACTTGATGCCTTGCTTTGCGCCCTGTATCTCGCTCTCTACCTTCAAGCCGAAGAGTTCTGCCGTATGTTTGGCTTCGCTTGCATCATATTGGCTCTTAAGGTCGGTAAATTGTTTCGTTACCGATGCGAGGTCTTTCTGCGCCTGTGTCAATGCTTTCTTCGTCTCGGCATCTGCGCTTCCGTCTGCGATGGCTTTCTCAAGCCTTGCCTTCTCCTTCGTCAGCTCCTGCACTTGGCGGTCGGCATCCTTCCCTTTGGTTACCAGTTCGCCAAGCACCCTGTCAAGGTAGTTGTAGGTCTTTTCATCTCCGTTCCTTGCAATACCAGAAGCCTTTGCGATATTCTCGTCAAAGGTGCGGTATACCTCTCCGAAGCGGTTACCTATAACGGTGTTCTCATCATTCTGCGATAATGTCACAATTGCATTTATCTGCTCTTCAGATAAATTTGTCAATACCGCATTAGCGGTCAGTAGTTCCTTTGTCAGCATCTGTCTTACCCTTTGATTTTTTGCTTAACTTGGCAATCTCGGCAGCGACTGCCTTCTCAACTGCCTTTTCAAACTCTTTGGCTTTCTGCGCTTCGCTTCTGTCACGCACGGCTTTCATCTTCGCCTGTATCTGCCTCTTCTCCTCTTCCTTCTGCTTGAGGTATTCGGTAGGGTCATGCAGAATCACGAAAGTATAGCCTTGTAGTGACAAGTGCCGTTGCATCACGTTCTCAAAGATTTTCTTGTCAAACTTTTGAATGAACGGCTTTGATAGTCTCCTGCCGTCAGTAGGGGAGAAGCTCACAATCTCCATCTTCACATGGTAGTCTCCTTCCTCTCCATCTGGCACGATGTAGTTCTGCGGTGTGACATCCATCACAGGCACATCCTTCATCCGACCGTCATCTAACTTGATTAGCATGGTTGTTATTGATTTTGTTGAATATTAGGCTCGCTTTCAGTAGGTCTGTCATCCTCTGCATACTCCTTCAGCTTGCCGTTGATTATCTCTATCTTCTTGTCGTAGGGGATTGCGCTCCCAAACTCAAGAATGTTGGTGTTTTCACGTTCAAACCTACGGATGTAGGTGTTGAAGTTCAGCTTCAGCCTCAACTCGTCAGGTGTTATGATGCCCTTGTCAAGCAATGTGACCATCTCATCCCTTGTGAGGTGTCTGTATGGCTCAAGCTCTGCAAGAAGCATCATCCTCTGCCGTTGGCTTGGATTTGTGCGGTATTCCGTTTCAATGATTTGCGACTGCAAGGCATCAAGCTCGCTCTCGCTTGCTCCACTCTCCTTTGCCACCTTGTACCGCTCACGCAGTTCTGTTGCATCCAGCATGAAGAAGTCTGTGCCGTAGTTGATGGTAGCAGATATGTAGTCATCCCCATAGCGGAGCAGACAACAAGTCTCATCTACGAATTTCTGCGCTTCCTCAAAGCCTTTCTTTACCCTGTTGAGGATAGTGGACTGGCTTTCAAAGTTGGCACGAATCTGCTGCTCATTAAGGGCATCCCTGGTTGTTATCTCCTCGTTAGTGCCTACGACCGCAGTTATGATGTTATTCTTCAGTCGTTCTTCCTCTTCTACGTTGTAGTCAAGCGAAGAGCGGTCAACTGAAAGCATCTGCACAGGATTGCGCAAGTCTGGCTGGTTGTCGTTCGGGATTGGTATCTCAACGAAAGAACCGACACCAGCAATGCGCTTGTCTCCACATTTCGGACAGCGCATTAGTAGTCCTGCCCTGTCTAACTTGTAGAAGCCTTGCTTATCCTTGAGGAAGCCTCCATCGCAATAGTCTCCGTTCTCCGCATTGCTGAAGTCACAAGCCTGTTCGTATCCCGAATAAATCGGATATGAGCCGTACATATCAAGGTGTCGCTTGCTTATGTGGTAGAACAAGAACCAGTCAAGAGCTTCAAGCTCTTTGGAAAGGACTGAAGCCTTGATGTCAGGTTCTCGCATATTTAGAGGCTCATTCCAGAAGAATCGGGCAGGGCAGAACCCCAGCTTGTGGGGATGCTCCATGATGAGTGAACCGATATTGCCCGACTTGTCCGCAGTATAGATGCGATAGCTTGCATCGTCTATTACTGCAATGCGGTCGTGCTTCTGACGGAACACAACATAATCCATCTTCATATCGTGACATTCCCAATCAAGGGCATCGTCTATCGGTAGCCAATAGAAGTAAGGTTCTGGCTTCTCCGATGTCTGCTCCGATGGCAGGTCAACGATGAGGATGGAGTTAATCTCCGTCTTGAAGTTCTCCCATCCCTTCGTCTGCCACACTTGAGGCTCTTTGAGGATATGAGTGCGATACCACTCCCAGTCATCCCTCTGCTCGGATGTAGTAAACTGATAGTCATAGGCCGGGTTTCTGCCGTCAAACACACGGCT